CTTATGAGAGCTGCATCCTGACGAGACCTTGGGAGGTCTGCTCGGAGACGGACCACGGACACGTTAGTGCCGTTATAAAAATCCGCTCCACAAGACTCACGGAACTTTCCGTTCCAGAAAGACTTGTGCTTGTTCACCTTAAAGCCAAAAGCCTCGAGGTAATGAACAACGTCAGACACTGCACCACGGGGACAAATAATATCATCTCCGTAGACGCTGACACTCCGCCCGAAATCAACCGGGCGGATGGAACGATGATGACGTATACCCATAACCGTGAGTGTCGAGAACACCACGGATTCAAGGGGGAACGTCAGTGAAGAACCCATCGAAGCAAACTTGGATAGCGCTATTACACGCCCGTCCACATCTGCTCTGGTGGATCTGCAGGCGAGTACCATCTCGCGCAGATGAGGCCACTTCGAAAGAAGCTCCTCAACCACACGTACATGAACTCGATCAGAGGCTTCGCTCAAGTCGAGCGTCGCCAAATCACCGGTAATGGAACCCTCACGGGCCATCCGTTGATTTCTCGACTGATCAGCGAACCCGATGAGATCAGCGAGGCTTGAGGCCTCTACAATCTCGCGGAATCGCCGCCACACGCCCTGCTGGCCGTACTGCATAACAGACGGTTCAATAGCAATAATGCGTGGGGCTGCCTGCGTCTTGGGAACGGTGATAACCCTCACGGGTGTCTCGTCCTCAGGACTCACATATGGGAACAACGAGTCGTAGCCGCACGTGTTTGAAGCGTACCGCCAACGAGGGAATACAGTTTCTAGCCTTTCAGGCCAGTACTTGAACTCCCATCTCGTCGGGTGATGCCACCTTTCGGCAACAGCCCCCGGACCGTGAGCTGGAATCAGATCCCAGCTTGCGATCTCACCTTCGAGTTGATCGAAGGCGTCCCCATATAGCTCGGATGAAACGCTGCGGAATGACTCCCACGGCATCTCACTATCGTGGTCTTTGAACCACTTACCGAGCTCTTCATCTGTCTCGACGTAAGCCGAGAGTGCTTTGTTCCGACGTGAGTCGGACGTGGCCCTCTCGACTTTGTGCGTTAAATAGCACAGTTGACGAACAGCCCAGATACTTGTCGCATCGGGCTCGTCGAGAATATATCCAGTGTCATGGAAGATGCGAAGAAGGAAACCCCGCAGAAATGCAGGGAGCCCGCGATGGTGCTTGAAAAAGCCACCAATCGTCGTCTTCGGCCACACCCCGCTAGCAAGGCCTTGTTCAAGGGCTTTAGCGAAGAGGGGCAGAGTGATCGTCAAAAACGAGTCACCCTCATCTTCCCAACGATGCGAGAGCGTTTCCGCGTCTCGCACGGTTGATGTGTCACACATAGGTCCTATATCTTCTAGGACCGCAAGGTGGAGCCTTTCGAGGCTTTTCAATTCTCCTCCTTAAGAGGTTCAATTCCCACCTGTTGCTGGACTAACTCCGCGGAAGCCGAGCGGCTGCGACGGCGAAGGCTGCCAAACTGACCGAAATCAGAAAGGCAATGCCTACGACCATCAAAGCTTCGGTCGCGGTCACTTCTCCCCGCCAACAAGTTTGTTGAGCAGGGCGTTGCTGCTTGCCGAAAGTGCGCCCGCAAGGGCGGTGTAGAGGGCTGCCGTAGAGGCAGCATCTACATCGACGGTCTTCGAAAGAACGACCGACACAGAGTAAGGCACACGTGACTTGAGGCCCGTGAGGGCATCGGTCACGACCACAGTCTGCTGAAGACTGATGGTGCTACGGCGACGACCATCCTTCGCGACCTTCTGGGTCACGTAGAGGTCGACGCCGTTTGCAACGTCGGAGTAGAAGTGCGTGTCACCACGCTCTTCGATTCGAGGAAGTGTTCGGGCCGTACCAGAAATAGTAACGGCCTGAGGGTCTGCCAGCATTAGGCGCTCCAATGTTAATTAAAGGGGTGTTTAGGTGTGGTTAACTCGCGTTATAGCCCTTTTGAGGCTGCGAGGGCTCCCAAGATCGCCCACTGCTCATTACGAGTAATGGACGATGCAACGGGATTGAATCCGAAGGGATTAGCCCGTATACGGGTTTTAACCGTGACGGACTGAGTTGACACGTAACTAGACGGTAGGCCAGATATGAGATAACCAGTGGGTGGATTCACACGGAGATTAGTTACCGTGAGAACTGAATTCACCTGCTGCTCACACATGGCATATGCGTAGTTCGTGACCAATCGGTTGGAAGATGCCAGTTCATTGGCACTGATGGAATCCCCAATTTTAAGGGCCCAATCAGCCAACCAGGACCATGGTGAAAGCTCCCACAAAGTAGACAGAGTAAAATCTGTATTCATGAGGGCTTCAAGACGATCTATATACGAAGAAGGATCGAAA